GGCGGAACTGATATGACCTACATAGAAGAGGCAGAAGGATATGTAGCACACAAATGGGGTGCAGAGTCGCTTTTACCCGTAAGTCACCCATACAAGAACACAGCACCACAAGGATAAGAAATGCAAAAAGAAAAAGAATATATTGTAACACTGAATGAAAACGTAGATTACGAACAATTCAAACGTGATATGATTCAGCGAGATGCAACGCCATTTATTCCATTGCGTAATGTTAGAGTAGCAAACCATAGGCCAGCAAGTAAGAGAAACACTCATTACATGCTAACACCTGATGAAGCAAAAGAACTTACTAAAGATCCTAGAGTGTTTGATGTAGAACTAAATCCTGCAATTAGAAATGATATTGAAATAGGAAACAGAGCTTCACAAACAGGAGACTTTTCAAAAACAACAAGTGATACAGGAGATTTTATAAACTGGGGATTGCGTAGAATGATATCTCCTACAAATCCGTATACTAGTAACACAGTCACAGGTGACTTTACATACACACTTACAGGCGAAGGTGTAGATGTAGTTATAATGGACAGTGGTATACAAGCAGACCATCCAGAGTTTCAAGATGCCAATGGTAATACTAGAGTGCAACAAATTGATTGGTATGCGGCAAGTGGACTGACAGGCACAATGCCTACAGGACACTACACGGATTATGATGGTCATGGTACGCATTGTGCAGGTATTGCCGCAGGAAAAACTTATGGTTGGGCAAAGAACGCAAGAATTTATGCAGTGAAACTAGCAGGACTAGAAGGAACGTCAGATCCAAATAATGGTATTCCAATCACAGATGCATTTGACATAATTAAAGAATGGCACAAGCGTAAAAAGGCTCCTAGTTATACACCTTCTACTGCAACATATCAACCAGACACAGGTGTAATGGAACTTACTATCGGTTTACACAGTTTTACAGCTGGAGATAAAATTAAAATTGCTCCTTATGGAATAACATTTGTTTGTGCAAAAGATGATTATGCAACAACGCACAGTTACCCAAGAGGAGATGGTGTTCCTAATGCAACAGGACAAGATCCATTTTACGATAAAGAGATTAGTATTACAGCAGTAAGCAGTACTACAATAACTGTAAACATTGGAATAAGCAGTAATACTTCAGAACATAGATTCGAAAGTGCATTACCAGATGCAATTATAGTACCAGGTATCAAACAAAAAAGACAAACAGTTGTAAACATGAGTTGGGGATACCTAAGCAGATATATGTTTATCAGTGGAGGTAACTACAGAGGTACAGCATGGTCAGGTAGTAGTAAAAATGCCGCTTACGGAATGACAGGTGCATTTGACGGTATTGGATATCAACACCCTATTAGAGTAAGTTCTGTAGATGTAGACACAGACGAACTGATAGAAGCTGGAGTAAATGTTGTTATCGCGGCAGGTAACAAATATCACAAAGTTGATATAGAAGGTGGTGTTGATTATAACAATTATTACACAAGTTTATTGTACGGAACAAGATATTATCATAGAGGATCAAGTCCATTAAGTCCAAAAGCATTAATGGTTGGAAATGTTGATAGCGATTTAGTAAGCGGAGAAGAAGTCAAAGCTCAAAGTTCAGAAACAGGTCCAGGCGTAGACCTTTATGCTCCAGGAACTAATATAATGAGTGCTACAAGTACTGTTAATAAATTTACAGATGGTGCATATCCTAGTGATAGCAGTTATAGAATAACAAACATAAGTGGCACATCAATGGCGGCGCCACAAGTAGCAGGTTTACTTGCAACATATGGTGAAATTAATCCAAATGCAACGCCTGCACAAATGAAAGTGTGGGCTGAACAAACTGCCAAAGAAGATATTTTAGACGACCAAGGTAATACAGATAATGATTACACAAATTATAGAAGTTTATTAGGAGGCAATAATTTATTTGCTTTCCAAGAATTTAACGATAAAAATGTTGTTGCATTTGCTGGACAAGAAACTATTTCACAGGTACAAGATGATGTAGATCCAACATATGTACTAACAGTTTCTTCAAGTTCTGTAGATGAAGGACAAAGTTTTACAGTTACTCTACAAACAACAAATGTTGTAAGTGGTACAATTATTCCGTTTACAATCACAGGTGTAACTTCAGCAGATATTAGTGATGCTAACCTTGTTGATAATTTTATCCAAGGCGTCACAATGCAAAAAACATATACAGCGTCTGAAGATAATTTATTCGATGACGGTGCAGATACTTTTAGGCTTACACTTAATGATGTACCTACTGTACAAGTTAGTGTTACAATTAATGACACAAGTAAACCAGATCCTATATACAGTTTAAGTGCTAGTTCAACAAACGTAGATGAAGGGTCTACAGTAACATTTACTGCGACAGCACAAAATGTACTTACAGGTACACAAATACCTTACACAATAACAGGTATAGAAAGTGAAGACATAGGTGGCGAACCATTAACAGGGAATTTAACTGTACCAAGCGATTTAACAAGAACATACACATTAACAGCAGATGGTATTGCTGAAGGTCAACAAACAATGACTTTCAATTGGGGCAGTCAATCTATTGATGTGTTAATTAATGACACAAGTAATGTTCCAATTACTTATAGTTTAAGTCCTAGTGTAACTGATGTAGACGAAGGTGGTACATTCACAGTAGATATCAGCACAGTGGGAGGAATAACAGGAACACAATTAGGTTATACTATTAGTGGTGTAAGTAGTGTTGATATTAGTAATGCTAGTTTAACAGGTACATATACAATCGGCACAGATACATCAAAAAGTTTTACAGTATCAGAAGATTTTGTTACTGAAGGTTCAGAGACTTTTAGAATGGAATTAGACACTATAACTCCTACAGTATTTGCAGAAGTAACAATTAATGACACAAGCACAACAGTGGTTAGTGGTAGTGAAGTTATTACCAATCCTGGTACAGGAACATTTACAGTTCCAGGAGGAGTTTCTAACATAAGCATTATGGCTGTTGGTGGCGGTGCAGGCTCAGGCACAAATAGTGCTTTGGGTGCAGGACAATTATCAGGTGGTGGCGGCAGTGGTGCAGTAGCCTGGTTAAACAATATCTCAGTAACAGCAGGACAAGTTATAAATTACACTGTTGGTGCAGGAGGTGCAGGTAACAATGATGGTGGCGACACTACAGTCACAGTGCAGGGTGTAACATACACAGCAGGTGGCGGATCTGCAAGTGCTCCTACTGCAATAACAGGATTATCACCATACCAATTGTATTCAGGTGGTGCTGGAGGCACAGCATCTGGAAGTTGGACAGGTAGCACATCAGGTGGTGTTGGCGGCAAGAGTTATAGATCACAATCTGGACAACTTTACATAGGTGGAGGAGCAGGTGGTTCGGGAACCGGCGGAATAGGACAGTCTGGGTATCCACAAAACGTAATTGATCCACGCAATGGTGCAGTAGCACCAAGCAGTTATACAGCTAGTGCACCAACCACAAACAATACTTTAATTAGTATAGAAACAGCACATGTTCCAGGCGAAAGTCGTATTTCTCACTACATTAGATATGGTGGACAAACTAACGATTTCTTTCAATCTAATAACGATGAACAGGCATATTACTATACACATAGATGGAACGAATGGATTAATAGCATAAGTGATTTTGGCACATATGATTCATACTATTTTGTTTTTAGAAATGCAGACGATGATGTAGTGAGTGTTTTACAAAGTAATGTTCCTACACCTTTAGCAAATGAATTTGACTTATCAGCACCTACTACTGGTACAGGAATACTTAGTCAAACCCATTACCAATTTGATATGATAAACAGTAACCCACATTCTGGTTCAAACGTAAATTATAATGGAAGCAACCTTAGTTCAAATGCTCAAGGTAGTAGAGGTCCTTTCATTACTGTTCAATTAAGAGGTGGTGCCGCTACAGGAGCAACAGATAATAACACGTTCTTAATTGGCACACACAATTTATTACCACAAGGAGATGCAATCACTAATCCAAATGAAACAGCTGGATCAGGTGGCGGACAAGGTTATACACAAGACTGGGCTAGTGGTACAGGTATTGTTGTAGGCGGTACTGGTGGTGCAACAACAATGTCAAAAGGTTTAAGTAATACAAGAGGTGCTACACCTAGCACTACAGTATCACAAACTATAAGTGGAGCAGGTACAGCAATCTTCGGTGGAGCAGGTGGTGCAGGTAATGTTATTTCAAGTGAGTCTTCCTATGCAGTAGGCGCAGGTGCAGGCGGAGTTGGAGTACACGCATTAGCACCAAGTGGTCAAAGAACAAGAGCTGAATCAGGAACAGCAGGCGGCTTACTTATTCTATGGCCAGGTGCTATGGCAAGTAATCAATTCAAAGCACCAAGTTACACATTAAATAGAAGTAAAACAAATTGTAATGAGGGTAGTAGTTTTTCAATTACATGTTCAAGCAATCTTACAGAAAATGGAGATTCAATTCCATTTACAATAACAGGTGTAAGTAGTGCAGATATTAGCGGTGTAAGTTTAACACAAAACTTTACAGTTCTTAATAATAATAAAACTTTTAATGTTACAGCAGATAGTGCTTTTGAAGGAACTGAAACTTTTAATCTTGCTCTAGACAACGGCGGTGATGATATCAATGTTACTATTAACGACACAAGTGATGGTACACAGCAAACCTTCACAGCAAATATAACAAATAGCGGAGCAAGTGCATACTTGTTTTCAAGTGCTACAGACAGAAACGGAACAATTAGTGGTGCTAATCCAGATTTAGTTATAGACCAAGGAGATACAATAAGTTGGACTATAAATGCAAGCGGACATCCTTTTTATATCAAAGATGTTCAAGGAACAGGCACAGGAAATGCAACAACCAATGTTACAGGACAAGGTGCAACTAATGGTGTGATAAGTTACATACCCGGTGTTGATGGATTAAAATATTATCAGTGTTCAAGCCACAATGATATGAATGGAAACATTTATATCGTTAATGATCATTGGATGACAATACACGAAGATACAATCGACGCTGAACATGGTACATACGATATGAAAATAATTGCAGGTAATGATAGCACAAGTATTATATCGTGGAGAAAAAGAAATGCAGTCAATGACTACACGAATCATATAACAAGATATACAAGTAAAGGAAGTCCAGTTTGGGATAAAACATATGCAACAAGCAATGTTCAGGGTTTTGTAAAAGCAACAATGGACAGTCAAAACAACGTGTATGTTACTATACAACACGATGACAATACAAACACATTCTTTGTACAAAAATTAGACAGTGCTGGTGCAGAAGTTTGGGGCAGAAAATATACAACTGATAATGCAAGTTATATACCTATGCCACAAGATATAACATTTAGTGCAAATGGTAATGTTGTAGTAACAGGTACATATATAGACAGTAGTAATCAGGGAATGTTTGTAGCTACGTTAGACTCAACTAATGGCGATGTCATAAATGTAAAACGCATTGCACCAAGCAGTAATGCTTCAGCGGCATACAGAGTAATAACTGATACAAGCAATAATGTCTATCTAGTAGGACAAGGTGTTCCACAAAGTGCAACTACCAATTACGCTTACCTAGTAGTTTGGAAATTTAATTCTTCATTAACACTTCAATGGGAAAGATATTATGGACACGATACAAGTTCTATAACAAATATGAAAGCACAAGGAATAACACTTGACCATTTAGGCAATCCTATAATTGCTCTTACACAAATAGGTGGTGATAGATCACATGTTTTAATTTTAAATGGTTCTAATGGAGCAGTGACACAAGAATTTGAACTTGATGCATCTAATAGAGCAACATTTGATCCTAATATTAGAGGCATAACTTATGATAGTGATAACAATAGAATAGTAATTGTAGGAACTGCTAGACATGGTACAGCAACAGGTGCTTTTAGTGCATTTGCAAGATCATTTGATACAAGTTTAAGTAACGTTAAAAATAGAATGTGGAGATCTAATCACACTGGTTCTTATGAGATGAGATTTTTAGATTGTGATCTAGATGATACGTTAAGTTCACAAAATAGAATGTTTGTTGTAGGAACTGGTAATACAAGTAAGTCTACTACACGCAGAGGTGTGCTGGTTGGTAGTCTACCTTTTAATGATGATGATGTATCATATACAGATACAGATATTGAATTTGATGAATATAGGTATACAGAACAAGGTACAGTTACACTAGTAGCAAGTAACAGCATTTGGGAAACAGATAAAACTTTAGGTGAAGTTATTGATAACAGTGTAATCACTGCATCAAGCGGCACAGGAGAAGGAACATTAAATACTGCACTAACAGGATGGGATCAACAAAAAATGGCTCTATTCTGGGGCAGTAACACAGAAAGTCAAGAGGCAGATGATCCGACATATTCGTTGACCTCAAGTGCAACTACAATTAATGAAGGACAGAGCTTTACTATTACACTAGACACAACCAATGTACCCGATGGCACAAACGTACCTTACACAATAACAGGTGTAAGCAGTGCAGATATTGGTGGTGTAAGTTTGACTGGAAATTTCACAATACTAAACAACAGTGCATCTTTAACTATTAATGTTACAGCAGATCAACTTACTGATTAGGAGAAGAACTTGGCAAATGAAACTTTTACACTAACACTTGATAATACAGGAAATAATGTAAGTGTCATTATTGTTGACACAAGTGCATCGCCACCAGCAGGCCAAGAAATTTTTACAGATGCTGGTTCTCATACATGGACAGTGCCTGCAGGAGTTACCAGTGTAAGTGTAGTTTGTGTTGGAGGCGGCGGCGGCGGTCAATGTGGCCGCGGCACATCAGGTGGATCAGAAGTAGGTGGAAGTGGTGGAGCTGGTGGTGGCTTAGGTTATGCAAACAACGTAACTGTAACACCAGGTGCAACAATTAACCTTCAAGTAGGTGCTGGTGGCGCAGGTGGCACAACAAATACACAAAGTTCTGGTAGAGCCAATGGCGGTGCTGGTGGTTTAAGTTATTTTTCTAGTACGGCTGTGTGTGCTGGCTATGGTGGTGAAGGTGGCAAAAACGGTAACGCAGTAGGTGGTACTTATGGTGGAGATGGTGGCGGCAATGGCGGCACAGGCTACAACTCAAGTTCAGGCTGGGACGGTTGTGGAGGCGGCGGTGCTGGCGGATACTCAGGCAATGGAGGAAATGCTGGACCTAACTCTGCAGGTACTGGACAAGGCGGTGGTGGCGGCGGAGGCTGTTCAGATCGCTATGCAAATACTGGAATCTTTTCACAGTATGGAGGTGCTGGCGGAAGCGTAGGTTCGATGGGCGAAGGCACTGGTGGTGCTGGAGGACAATATAATTACAGCACAGGAAACGCTCAGGCCGGAGGTATCGGAAGTGCAAAATCTGGTGCATCATATGGCGGTAATGGTGGCGCAGGTGTTATGTACGCATACTACAGTTCAACAGGTTCAGCAGGTTCAGGAGGTAAAGGATTTGTAAGGATAGTTTGGCCAGGAGACACAAGACAATTTCCTAACACAAACGTAGATACAAATGTCTGATAAATATTGTAAGAGGATAAAATTATGACAATACAAAACATCAACATAGGGCAATTTGCAAACGATGGCACAGGTGATGACATTAGAGAAGCCTTTCGTAAAATAAATGAAAATTTTGATGAACTAGATCTGCGCGAACCTGAAAGTACAACAGCAAGCAATTTAGGTACAGGCACAGGTATTTTTAGTTCAAAAGTAGGAGATGATCTACAATTTAAAACACTTTCTGCAGGCGATAAAATAAGCATCACAGAAGTTAGCAACAGGGTGCAAATAGCAACTAGTTTATCAGGCCTTTTAGTAGTATGTGATAATGGTAGTACTAATTTTGACGACGGTGATACATTTAGAATCAACGGCGGTCCAGGTATTCAAACTACTTTAGTAAATGGTACACTTACAATTACAGCATCAGGTGGCGGAAGCGGCTCATCTACTAATTTTGATACTGACCTAGATTTTGGCGAATTTGTTTTTGTTGTTAATAGTCATGCTGACTATCTGCGTTTTGACACAGATGTTGATTATGGTACTATTACTGCACCAAAAAGTGTAACGTCTAATCTAGGAAGTATTGCATAATGGCACACACAACGTTTTGGACAAAACCCTCAGGAGAAATACTTGCAACAGTTAATGAAGAAACTGTAGTAAGTATAGGTTTGCCTATCGGTACAGGTAGTCCAACAATAACGTTGATTAGTGGAAGTTTGCCTCAAGGGCTAAGATTAAAAAATAACAATATCGTAGGAACACCTTTTGAAGTTGGGTATACTAAAACAAGTACATTTGTCCTTAGAGCAACAGATGGTACTGAAATTGAAGATAGAACATATAAAATTGTTGTCCAAGGACCAGATGCACCAACTTGGGTTACCCCTCAAGGAAGATTAGCAGTTGGTAATAATCCTACTAACAATAGATATTTCATCCTAGATAATGAAATAATTGATTTTCAACTTATGGCAACAGATCCAGATCTAGCCGCTGGACAAACTATTGAATATTTCATTGAAGATGGCGACGGTGTTCTGCCACAAGGTATTAGTTTGAGTAAAACAGGAAAAATATCAGGTATTGTTGAACCTTTACTTGCTATAGACAAAGATAGTAATGAAGGTAATTATGATACAGCAAAATATGATGCATACTTGCATGACTTTTCAAGTGTAAGTGCTTTTTACTTCAATGGAGAACTATTACAAAATTATGTTTTTAGGGCTCCAAAAAAATTAAATAGAATATACGAATTTAAAGTTAGTGCTACAGATGGTTATGAAGTTGTAAAAAGAAGTTTCATAATTTATGTAGTAGGTGAAGATTTTTTACGTGCTGACAATGTTATTATACAGGTAGCAAACGGTGTATTTACAGCAGACAACACATACATCAGAACACCAGTATGGATAACACCTGGAGATTTAGGATTTCGTAGATCAAATAACTACATTACATTATTCCTAGATACACTTAAAAATGAAAATCAAATAGGTGCTATTAGATATGCACTACAATCAACAAATGACGATGGTACAACAAGTACACTTCCACCAGGAATGACCTTAGATAGCGATACAGGTGAAGTTGCAGGTAGAGTAGGTTATCAACCGGCAGTAACTAGAGAATATAAATTTACTGTTAGAGCAGAACTTATTATTGTAACAAACAATGTTGCTAAAGTTGAAGCATTTAAAGACAAAACATTTACAGTTAAATTATTAGGTGAAGTTGATAGTACAATAACATGGACTAGCACGACAAAACTTGGAACAATACCTGCAAATCAAATTAGTGTTTTCAGAGTAGAAGCAGAAACTACAGTAACAGATGCTCCTTTGATTTATACTTTAGACAGTGGTAGATTGCCACCTGGATTAAGTTTAGAATACAATGGTGAAATTACTGGAAGTGTAGTACAATTCGGTGATAGTGAAAGAGATGGCTTAACATTTTTTGATTCTGATGACATGACATTTGACAATGATAAAACTAGTGTGGATAGAATTTTTAAATTTACAGTCAAAGCAAGAGATAGATTTAATTACAGCGCAGTAACAAAAGCATTTGAAATCGAAGTAATCGATGACGATGATATGCAGTACAGTAATCTTTATATGAAACCTTTCTTGAAAAATGATCAAAGAGAAAGTTTTGTAAATTTTGTAAGTAACCCAGCAAACTTTCCACCTAATGTTGTGTATAGACCAAATGATCCAAACTTTGGACTACAACGTGAAATTAAAATACTTGCATATGCTGGAATTCAATTACATGGCTTAGATGAATTTTATAGTGCTAGTCAAAAATGGCACAAAAAACGTAGATATAAAATAGGCGAAGTAAAATCAGCAGTAGCAAAAACACCAGGAACACAGAATGTTGTATATGAAGTTGTTTATGTAGACTTGATTGATCCTGCTATGCCAATATCAGGACAAACAGCGAAATCATTTAATATAAAAAATGGTATACAAATTACAGCAGATACACAAAAGTATGATACAAATAGAAGATATGTAAATCAACAAGAAGGAACGCCTACTCTACTTGCAAGCGGAAGCACTACAAATAGAAATAATGAACAATATTATTTTACAAGTGATGATACACAACTAGATTTAGGTGATACAGTAGTAACTGAAAACGGAACAACTCTTACTGCTACTGCAAACACAGATAGTCAACCTTTTAAACAAGGTGAAAGGAATGCACCTACAGCAGATACATCAGGTATACTTGCTAGTGGAGGTGGTGGCAAGAAATGGCTTGTAAACACTAGAAATATGCAAGACAGTATCAAAGCGTTAGGTACAACAGAATATGACTTTTTGCCATTATGGATGCGTACTCCACAAGAAGCTGGGCAACAGGAGCCAGGGTTTCAATTAGCAATACCTTTATGTTACTGTAAACCAGGAAAAAGTGCTGAAGTAATGACCTATGTTAAAAATAGTAAATATGACTTCAAACAACTTGATATTACAATAGATAGATATATTATAGATAGCACTACAGGCAATAGTAATGACCAATATATCCTATTCGGAAATCATTCTTACAATGCATAAACTGATAAATAGTATTAGGAGAACAAAATATGGCCAGTCAAATTAGTTACACAGGAATCGATGGAGACTTTCCGGTTGCAGGACAGGATAATGATTCGCAAGGTTTTAGAGATAATTTTACAACTATAAAAACAGGTTTACAAACTGCACAAAGTGAAATTAGCACACTACAAACCAATACAGCAAAATTAAATGAAGCAAACGACTTTTCAGGTAACAACATTACCAAAGCAAACATCCTTAGAGGAACTGAAACTTTCTATAATGGTGGTGTAAGAAGTACTGATTCTGATATAAGTTTTGAAAGTGGCCATTATCAAGCATTTACAATTAACGCAGACAACTTGACTCTTACACTTACAGATTGGCCTGCAAGTGGCAAATTAGCAAAAATCCGTGTAGCATTATTTGGAAACGGTAATACATATGATGTAAACTGGGCAACAGAAAATAGTGGTACAATCAAAGTAAAAACAGAAGGCTGGGCAAGCCAAGTAAACAATAATATTAATCCTTACATTTATGACTTTTGGACATATGATGGCGGTACAGTTGTTTACGGTGAATACGTAGGCTACTTTGGCACTATATTATAACAATGTTCAATCCGTTTGTTAATGACCTAAATGAACTTTCTGCTCAAGAACTTGAAAATAAAGCAATAGAACTAAGCAAAAAATATTGGCAAACGCAAAATCCTGATGTGCGTGTGCAGATCCAAAACGTTTTAAATATGTACAGAGAAGAATTAAAAGTACGCAGAGCGCAAGAAAAAGTAAAAAATCAGGATAACGACGATAATTCTCTTGACAATCTTATTAACATCAGTTAATATATACGAATGCTAATGAAAACAGATGAACTAGGTATACCACGATTTTCTAACCGTGACTTAATTGATATGATTTATTCTGGTAATGCAGATAAAGTTCATGTTGTATTATGTGACGAATCAGATGACGTAGAAAAATTTAATAAAGCAATGGAAGAACAAGGCATGAATCCATTGCAAAAATATATTCCATTAGATGTAGATAAAAAGACATTCGACGGTGTATGTCAAGGCGAATGGTTTATGCCTGACGAGTACAAAAATTTAAACGTACACAATTATATTTTAACAAAAGAGCTTACACAAGAAGAAACAGCCAGAGCGGCAGAAGAACTAGCTGAATTTGAACAGCGCGGAATGATTAATCTATTACGCTATATGATATATCTTGTAAATTTTATGAGAGAGAACAATATTGTATGGGGTGTAGGGCGTGGTTCTAGTGTGGCTAGTTATGTGCTATATTTGATAGGAGTACACAAAATAAACTCAATCCAATATGGCCTGGACTGGCATGAGTTCTTGAGATAAGTAAGCATATAACAAGGAGAAGCACATGGCTTTAAGACAAACAGGTAAAAAAACTTACCGCACTATGCAAGGTAAGCCAATTGATATGGATTTGCTTCGTCAACGTAACGAATTAACTCCAGCTGTTGGAAACGCCCGTGTAAATGCACGTGGTGATGAAATTGGTCCAGGTGGCAAAATTGTGCGTAAACGTGAAGATGTACTTCGTGATTACTACGCAGACAATCCACAGGCGGCACCAGACGAAGTTGCAAAAGTACCAGAAGTACAAGAAGAAGTTGTAACTAAGGCACAAAAGAAAGTTGCTCAATCAAAAGTAACTAAAAAAGCGGCCCAAGCAGAAGCACAAGATGCACAAGATGAATGGGTTGAAGATGAAGATGGAAACTTTGTAAGAAGAGGCGAGTAATAAATGGCAGTTCATTTAACTAAATTTGAAGGCACGTTGAAAGCAGTTGGTAATAGAGTTATTGTTAGCGATATGTATTTCGGCGAACAAAAAACGAAGTCAGGATTAATCATTAGCAATGATGATGGTGATGTTAGAGGTATCTATCCACGTTGGGGTAAGGTATATTCCAAAGGTCCTAAAAATAAAGACCCATACGAAGAAGGTCATTGGGTACTTATTGAACACGGTCGTTGGACTAGAAGTGTTCTTATGGACAATGATGGTGAAGACCTTGAACTGAGAATGGTAGAAGCAGAAAGTATTCTTGCATACTCAGAAGAAAAACCTGAAACAGGTTTACAATTCGGTCAGGACAGTATTGGTGACTTTGCTCCTGATAAACACACAGCCGAAGACTTCGGTGCTAGATAATAGAGGTTAAATTGGAAAACGTAGATTTAAACAAATACAAAGATTTTGTACAGGCAGTAACAAGTAAAGAATCAAATAGTACTATGGTTCTTAATAATAAATTAATTGACTTAGAGCGTGAGTCAAATGTTAACTTAGCATTGTTGATGACAGGTGCTATCGGACTATCCAGCGAAGGAGGAGAATTTGCAGAAATTGTTAAAAAGTGTATCTTCCAAGGCAAACCACTTGATGATGACACAAAATTTCATATTAAACGAGAACTTGGCGATATTATGTGGTATTGGATTAGTGCATGTAGAGCGATGGATTTAGATCCTAACGATGTAGTAGCTGAAAATGTAAACAAACTTAAAGCAAGATATCCAGGCGGTGAGTTTGATGTATTTTATTCCGAAAATAGAAAAGAGGGCGACTTGTAAGTGAATCAATTCCGTCTATTAGATTGGATTGCTATATTTGTTTTCACTCACTTATTCTATGTAGGAATAGTAGGTTTACTATTTGGAAGTTTTGCAGGCGGTATAATATTGTTTGTTGCATGGGAACTTTGGGGTACATATGAACGCTGGAGAATAAATCAATGAAATTAAGTAAATTAGAAGAAGAAGGCACAAAACTACCAAAAGTATTTAAACCAAATACTAAAAAAGAAACTTCTGTGGAAGAAGAACTAAAAGAAATCAAAAAACTACTTCAACAAATCCTCCAAAAACTTGACGAAAAGTCTTGACTTTCATAACAAAATACACTATAATGAAACAAAATAGGAGTTTACAATGAAATTGCCTACACAGAAAAATACTGGTATTGGTACAGCAGGTGCCGCTGGTATTGCATTAATGGTATTACATATCACAGGATACTTAACAGGATGGGCTTGGCCTTTGCTGTATGTATTTTTGATTTTAATTGGTATGGGTATGGAAAATAATAAAAAATGAAAGAACTATGGGTAGAGAAATATCGTCCTAAAAATGTTGAAGGATATGTATTTAGAGATGAGGCACAGAAAAAACAAGTCACACAGTGGATCAAAGATCAAACGATTCCACATTTACTTTTTAGCGGTAACGCTGGTATTGGTAAAACTACTCTTGCTAAATTACTTTTTGCAGAACTAGATATCAATGATTTAGATATACTTGAAATCAACGCTAGTAGAACAAACAGTGTTGATGATGTGCGAGATAAAATTGTAAACTTTGTACAAATGATTCCATTCGGAGATTTCAAAGTTGTTTTACTTGACGAAGCAGATTATCTATCGCCTAACGCACAGGCGGCACTACGCGGTGTTATGGAGGAGTATCATACTACTAGTAGGTTTATACTTACATGTAACTATCCAAACCGTATTATTCCAGCTTTGCACAGTCGTTGCCAAGGCTTCCACATCGCAAAAATTGACCAGACTGAGTTCACAGCTCGAGTGGCAGAGATTCTCATTACAGAACAAATTACGCCAGACTTGGATATACTTGACACATATGTTAAGGCAACTTATCCGGACTTGAGAAAATGCATCAATATGGTGCAAATGAATTGTCAAGATGGTATTTTACTTGCGCCACATGAAGGTGACACAGGTGAAAGTGATTGGAAACTTGACATGGTTGAACTATTCAAAGCAGGCAAGATCCAAGATGCACGTAAACTATTGTGTGGGACAGTACGTCCAGAAGAGATGGAAGAAATTTATCGTTGGCTTTATGACAACGTGACGCTGTTTGGTGATGAAGAAAAACAAGATCAAGCAGTGCTTATTATCAAGCAAGGACTAGTAGATCATACACTAGTTGTAGATCCTGAAATTAACCTTGCGGCAACACTTATTAGATTGGCAAGATTATGAATGTAGAATTTGATGGCTTTATAGGCCAGTTTGAAGATTTTTTTGATGAGAAATGGATTGACGAACTTATTAAATATTATCATACTTATAATGACTTAGGTGCATTTCAAGGAAAATACTTGCCTAAACATTTACGAGATGACGAACAATTATATTTGTTAGATCCTGTAAGAGTATTTGATGTACATACACACTACTCACAATATTTTTTCCAAGTTTTAAAAGAACAAATTATTCCTGCCTATATGGAAAAGTTTAGCATATTACAAGAAAAAGAATATGCAACAAAACAATTAAAAATGAAACGTATTGAAGAAGGAGGTGGCTATCACCAATGGCACTATGAAAGTATGGGTAGCGATCTTTCACGTAAAGTTGTTGTGCAATTATATCTTAATACTCTTTCAGATGGTGGAGAAACAGAATTCTTATATCAAAAGAAGCGTATAAACGCTCGTAAGAATAGATTGCTTATGTGGCCAGCAGATTGGACATATACGCATAGGGGTAATACTCCGTTAAAAGGAGACAAATATATACTAACCACATGGTTGGAGGAGGTCGTTAAGTGACATACTTAGTAACAGACAACTGTATCAAATGTAAGCACACAGATTGTGTTGAAGTTTGCCCAGTTGACTGCTTCTACGAGGGTGAAAACTTTTTAGCAATCAATCCAGAAGAATGTATTGATTGTGGTGTATGCGAACCAGAATGTCCTGTAGATGCTATTGTACAAGACAGTGCATTAAAAGGTGAAGAACTAAATTTTTGGATGAATGTTAATACAGACATGAGTTTGAAATGGCCAAACATAACAGAAAAATTAGATCCACTTCCCGAAGCAGAAGAATTTAAAGACGTAAAAGACAAATATAAAGACTATTTTAGTGAAGAACCAGGCAATGGCGACTAAGAATCAAAAACTTATAAATGATATTGTACGCATTAGTGTTTTGGAAGAAGAATTAGAATATTATAAAACATTACTTCAACCTCATGACACAGGTCATATTCATACTACAATTAGTTTTATTAAAGAACGTATTAGAGAGTTAAAAGGAGAGCCAGATGAATGTGAAACTTATTAGTTATTCACAGCCTGTTGAAAATTTAACAGCAGAATACTTAAAGGACATACAAGACCTTATTGCGTTTTGTGCTAGAGTTAGCAATCCAAGTAATCAAATAAACAGCCAAACAAGTGAAAAATTGATCAAGTATCTAATTAAACATGCTCATTGGAGCCCGCTAGAAATGGTAAATGCTTGTTTAGAAATTGAAACAACAAGAGACATTGCACATCAAATTGTGCGTCATCGTAGTTTCGCTTTTCAAGAATTTTCACAACGTTATGCAAAGCCAGAAGAAATGGGTGAACAATTTGTTACACGTGAAGCACGTTTACAGGACGAAAAAAATAGACAAAACAGTATTGAACCTGATATGAGCCAAGATGGCATGGCAGAAATGATTGTAAAGTGGGAAGAAATGCAACAAGATGTCATTTACACAGCAGGTCGTGCATATGATTGGGCTATTGCTAACGGTATCGCAAAAGAACAAGCTCGTGTTGTTCTTCCTGAAGGACTTACTAAAACTAGACTGTATATGAATGGTACTCTACGCAGTTGGATTCACTACATAGAATTACGTGGTGCTAATGGTACACAAAAAGAACACATGGATATTGCTCATGCGTGTGCAAAAGTTATTGCACAAATTTTTCCATTAGCAGGAGAGTTGAAGGGGCACTAGGCCCCTTCATTATTCGTCGCCATATACTTGAAGGACCTCTTTAACTGCCTCGTGACGTTCAATATCTCCTTGTTCAAACCGGACTATATCCAATTTACTTCCTTGTTTGTTTTCTAATAAACTTACAAAGTCTATCAGTCCATTATCTTTGAGTCTGTCAGCCTGTGCTAAATCTCCAGTTACAGCCATACATGACCCTTCACCTAGTCTTGTGAGAAGCATTTTCATTTGATTTGGCGTTGCATTTTGCATTTCATCAGCAAGTATAAATGAACGTTTGAATGTACGTCCACGCATATATGCTAAAGGTGCAATTTCAATTATGCCTTCTTCTATCATGCCTTCAATTTGCCTCGCATCGAAGTAATCACGCAAAACATCAAATATAGGTCTTGTCCATGGTGCCATTTTTTGTTCTAATGTTCCTGGTAAAAAACCAAGATCTTCATCGACTGACACAGCTGGTCTAGTGACTATAATCTTATCCACTTTGCCTTCCTTGAACAACTTAACCGCCACTTGTACTGCCAACAGCGTTTTACCTGTTCCAGCCGGCCCGATGCCAAAGACTATATCTTTCGACGGGTCTAGCAGTTTTAGTACATAATGTTCTTGATTTTTGTTTCTTGGTAGGATTGTTACTATTTGTTGTTTTTTGTGAAATGAATTTAGGTTGACAACGTTGTCGAACCTGCTTTGCCTTGCGGCCTTGCGTTTTGCTCCCATTAAGTCCTCCTCTATGGAATGGATATAGCAGAGCATTGCCCGAAAGGGCGTATGCCCTACACAAGTATTTACCATATAATACAGAGAATAAAAACATCTGTTTGGTTGCAAACGTAGATAAATACTATAACAAGAACTGGATATTAATCATGCAAGACATAGCAAATATTATTAAGAACGTAGAAAGCATATATGAAAGCAACACTGCTTTTACTATTTTAAAAGACTATGAACGTGTTTTAGATAGTTTAGATTTATACGTATATGATAATTGGGATCTAGGCGAATTAGCAATGGGTCCAGACGTACAAAGGCATTGGGTTACATGTGCTTTTATGTGGCCAAAAAACAAAATGCCAGATCCAATGGGCGGTAAACGTTTGTTAGATTACGACTGTAAAGTACGTTATGGTAAAGACGAATTAATTGTACCAAGAAAAATCCGTAAATCAGATGATATTCGTCCTGGTACTAAAAAAGGCAAACTAGATCGCATGCCTATTTGGGTAGTTGAAATACAGATGCCTAAAAAATTAATCCTAGAAACATATACAGGTTATAGAGAAAGCCTAGCACAAATAGAAGAACCAGCAGTTGATGCAAGCACAGAGCCACAAGCACCTGAAGCACAACCAGCAGATGTTGAAGCAGAAACAGGAGCAGTATAATGGGATTAGGCAAGCAAGATTTACATGACATGGTTGACAAAATTTTTGAAATTGACAGTTTCAAATCAAAAATGGGTGAAGATAAAGATATAGTTACACTTAGTTTTAGTGTAAGAGATACACTTGCCGCAGAAGATTTGAAAAACTTTATTGAAAAAGGTTATGCATTTGTACTTGATGCTGATAATACACCGGGTGAACAAAGCGATGGTACATATAAAGTGTTTGTTGAACTAGAACGTAATAGGCATGTTTATGATCATATTATGGAAATTGCTGACGGTGTAGGCAAACTAGCAAACTTAGAAAAATTTAAGTTCCGTTACTACAAAGACTTTAGAAGCAGACCGCTTAATATAGAAACATTAGAAGCACATATGCCAACAGATCCAGAAGCATATGAAGCAAAAGTAAACGAAAGCAACATGAATAACTACAAAAACTTTTTTGCAAATAGTTGGTTAGATTCAGTAGATATGCTAGAAGATGTAATACACATTAAAAAAGCATATGCTGATCCTTTGAGCTTTGAGTTTATTAACTTTGGCGAAACAAACGCTATTAAAGAGGGCATTGAGGGTAAATTTGACTTGTTAGAAAGTTATCCAGAAATACTCTTTCTTACCAAGTACATAGGTGACTACAACATAAGTAAGTATGGAGACAACCTTGTTTTTGAAAATAAAGATAAGGCTCTCGTTTTAAAAAGGATCTAATATGAGTTTTGAATTTGACTTTACCAAGGAGCACCTTGCTAAAATCATCTCTGCTGACGCAGATGATTGGTATGATGCACTATGTGAACTACTACCAAAATATGGTATTACAAATGAACGCAGAGTTGCACATTTCTTAAGCCAGTGTGCCCACGAATCAGGCGGCTTCAAGCGCCTAGAAGAGAACTTAAACTATTCAGCAAAAGCATTAAGAGCAGTATTTGGACGTTACTTTGGGGATGCTCCAAAAGCAAACGCAGACGAATATGCACGTAACCCAGAAATGATTGCAAACCGTGTTTACAACGATGAATACCGTAAGTACAAGATGGGTAACACTGAAGAAGGAGACGGTTGGCGTTTCCGTGGACGTGGATTAAAACAACTTACAGGACGTGACAACTACACACGTTTTGGTAAAAGCGTAGGAATGACAGCAGAAGAAGCGGCAGAATATGTTGCAACACCTGCAGGTGCTATCGAAAGTGCATGTTGGTTCTGGGACACAAACAATCTTAATGATATTGCTGACACTGATGACGTTAAACGCATGACAAAGAAAATCAATGGAGGCACTATTGGTTTAGAAGATCGTATGAGACGTTACGGTCAAGCAATGGATGTATTAGGTATTGAGGCATCACAACTTGAAGCAGAAGAAGATGATGTAGAAGCATTAATTGATGATATTGGTGTGCTACGTAAAGGTGCTAGGGGTGATGGTGTTAAAATTATGCAAGAAGCATTAGGTATTGGTGCTGACGGTGTATTTGGACCTGGTACAGAACGTGCATTGAAAGCATGGCAATCAAGCAATGGACTTGTTGCAGATGGAATTGCCGGACCAGCAACATTGGAAAAACTTTTAGACTAATGAAGTATTGTAAAAACTGTGGACATGAAAAGCATGAAGGTGCTCTCTGGAAAGATATGGTCGACGGTGATGGCAAAATCATCCGTGTAAAAGTTTGCGAACAGGGTAGATAATTATGGGATTAAAATTAGCCGCAGTAATGTTTATTATAATGTTAGCCGGAGGTACGGCCGGTGCTTGGTATTATAAGGATACACAAGAACGCATTAAAATACTTACTGAGAATAATGCAAAATTAGAAACAGCAGTACAAACTAATGAAGCGGCCCTTGAAGCACAAAAGACCGCTTTCCTTTCTATGCAAGCAGAGAATGAAAAACTGCAAACACAATTTAAAGAGATTAATGACCGTAATAAATCATTAGAAAACAAACTTTCAAGACATGATATTGGTGCCGCAGGTATAGCAAGAACAACACTAACAGAAAAAAGATTAAACAATGGTACAGCAAATGCACAACGTTGTATGGAAATTTTCAGTGGTGCTGAACTTACTGAAAAAGAACTTGCCGCTACTAAGCCAAGTGAAATAAATCCAGAATGTTGGAGAACTGCTAACCCTAATTTTAATCCAGACATACAAAGTGATGCATGGAAAAGGAAGAATCTATGAATAGAGACGTAGGAAGAGGCGCAATAGTACTTGTAATATTGCTTGTGGCTTTTATACTATCAGGCTGTACTGCAAAACCAAGAGTCATTGAAATAAGTGCTAAACCAATTGAAAAACCAAAACTAATACTTCCGCCTGCAGATGAACTTAGACTAAAAGAAGTTGAATGGATCATTATTACTGAAGAAAATGCTGAAGAAGTTTTCAAGAAATTACAAGAAGATAAAAAAGATCCTATGCTTATTGGATTGAGTGATGACGGTTACGAAATACTTGCACTAAATTACAGCGATATTATGGCTTATATCCAACAACAAAATGCTATAATCAAAGCATATAGAAATTATTACGAAGAATCAGAAAAAGCATTAGACAATGCTAATGAAGAACTTGAACAAGTTAACGTAGATGTAGAAGCTGAAAATAACAAACCTGCAGAATCTACATGGCAAAAACTAAATCCATTTAATTAAATAACTGTATGAAACAGTATATTATAATATCCCTATTTCTCTTGGCTGGTTGTTCACCAGTAGTAGATTCACAACCTGTAAGTGAAGCAAGAGAATATTTAGGATACCATGAACAAATAAATAGACAAGAATTAAAAGAAATATTGGGCTTTGATCCAGTATACACAGAATGGTGTGCAGGCTTTGTAAATGCTATGCTAGAAGAAGACGGAGTTCCGAGTCTAAATGATATAGGACATCCTAATCCATTACTAGCACGTAGTTTTCTAGAATATGGAAGTCCTATAAATCCTCAAGATATACAATACGGTGACTTAGTCATATTTCCAAGAGGCGGAAAAAGTTGGCAAGGTCATGTAGGATTTTACGTTGGCAGATATAGTACAGGTGAATGGATAATATTAGGTGGCAATCAAAATAAAAAAGTTAGTTATGAACTTTTTGAATCACGCAGAGCAATAGGAATTAGACGCATTTCCATATAAATACACTATAAGGAGTTACTTATGTGGGAAATGATTGAAAGAATGGCATCTGATAGACTGTGGATTTACACAGCACTAGCAGGTTCTTTGTTCGGTGCCGCTTTTTTGTTTTGGTTCAAAGACACAAGAATGGCAACATGGGCAGTAAAGAAATTTGATGCCTTTTTAGAATATCTTGCAATACGTTGGGGCTGGACATGGTTCCAAAATGATCCTAATGCGTGGCGTGTAAAATATCCTAAGATAACATCTAAGATTGATGAGCTAGAAGCTCGTATTAAAAAATTGGAGGGTAAAAAATAATGGCTGAAGATAAGAAAACAGTAACTATGGATCCAGAAGTTGTTGCGAAAGCAGATACTAACGGTGACGGACATATTTCAAAAGAAGAATATGAAATGGAATTAGAATTCAAACGTAAGGCGTTTGAAGATGCAGATGCACGTAGAGATGCAATGAGGCAAATGGCATGGTTTGCATTGTTCGGTATGTTACTGTATCCTTTTGCTGTAGTTTTAGCAAGTTTAATTGGATTAGATCAAGCTGGAAAAATTCTTGGTGACATGGCGGCAACATACTTTGTTTCAGTAGCGGCGATTGTTATGGCATTTATTGCTGGTAACGCATACAACGACGCGAAGAAAAAGTAATCACACCTATTCTAATTAAATAGTCCGTACGATAAGTAGTTGTATGGACTATTATTCTATCCTCGGCATATCTAAAGATGCTTCCGACACAGATATAAAAAAGGCTTTTAAAAAGAAAAGCATGGAACACCATCCTGATAGGGGAGGAAATGAGGAAGAATTTAAAAAGATAAATGAAGCATATCAAACATTAAAAGATCCAAACAAAAGACAGCAGTATGATAACCCTCAACCTGAGTGGCAAGAAATGCAATTTAATTCAGGAAATATGGGAGGCTTTGAAGATTTATTTACACAGTTTGGCTTTGGACAAGGTTTTGGTAGACCTCAACGACAACGAATGAACCCTGATGTTACTATTGCGGCAAGAGTAACACTTGAAGAGGCTTATACAGGAAAAGGATTAATAGCAAGTTATAGGTTAAGATCAGGTAAAGAAGAAGTAGCAGATATTAAAATACCTCCTGGTGCTACAGATGGTATAAAAATACGCTATGCAGGTCTTGGAGAATATATAGACCATAATAGAAGAGGAGACTTGTATGTATTAGTACAAGTTGTACCGCATAGCAAGTTTAGTGTACAAGGACATAACTTGCATACAAGCATTGATGCTGATGTATTTGACTTTATAACTGGCGGAAGTGTTGAAGTTACTACTATAGAAGGAAATAAAATTAAGATAAACATACCACAAGGCACACAACCTGGCACAAAATTTGCTGTAACTGGTTACGGAATGAGCGATATTCGTACAAATATAAAGGGAAATATGATTGTAACGATAAATTGTATAGTACCAAGAGGCATAGATGATAACACTAAAATACAACTACAAAAAATGAAGAAGAGATTGGCAAAAAAATAACTTGCATTTTGTATAAAAAATGTTATAATGACATATAAAAATTATAAAAGAGGAAAAATTTACACATGGTAGAGCCGAGCAAAGAGCTACAACTAGTTTTTGAAAAAGCAATTAAAGATGCACAAAAGTTAAAGCATGAATATGTTACTATTGAACATCTTTTGTTTGCAATGCTTTGTGAAGAAAATATGTTCAAAACTATTCAAGGGTATGGTGCAGACCCAGAATATATAAAGAGCAATTTAGAGCATCACCTTAAGCAAAACTGTGATGAATTAGTGATTACATTAGACAAATACAAGCCAAAAAAAACTGGTGCAGTAGAACGTGTTTTGAATCGTGCATTTACACAGGTCCTTTTTAGTGGACGTAGTAATATTGAACTACCAGATGTGTTATTGAGTATACTTGCAGAGAAAAAAGCAATCAGTGCCTACTATCTTGCTAAAGCAGGTGTAGAAAAAGAAAAGTTCCAAGACTTTATTCAGACAGAAGTCATGGAAGATATAGAAAATGAAGAATTAAGTAATGAAGCAAAAAGAGCTTTGAACCAATTTACAACTAATCTTAACCAAGAAGTTAAGAAAAACAAAGTTGATCCTGTAATTGGTCGTGCTGAGGAACTAGAAAGCATTGCTCTTGCATTAGGTCGCCGTAATAAAAACAATGTCTTACTAGTTGGTGACCCAGGTGTTGGTAAAACTGCTATTGCAGAAGGACTTGCACATAATATTGTGAACAAAAATGTACCTCCATTTTTACAAGAGTATGAAGTATACAATCTAGACATTGGATCGTTACTTGCAGGCTCTAAATATAGAGGTGATTTCGAAGAAAGATTTAAATTAGTTTTGCGTGGACTTATGAAAAAAGGCAAAACTATTATGTTTATTGATGAAGCACACATGATGAGTGGTGCAGGTGCGGCAGGACGTGATAGTGCAAACGATCTTGCTAATATGCTAAAGCCTGCACTTACAAAAGGCAATATCAAAGTTGTAGCAAGTACAACTTGGGAAGAGTTTCGCAAGTTTTTTGAAAAAGACAGAGCTCTTATGCGCCGTTTCCAGCGTGTAACAGTTGACGAACCTTCATCAGAAATTACCAATGACATTTTACAAGGTATTAAAAAGTATTATGAAGACTTTCATAGTGCTACAATCACAGATGAAGCGATTGCAGAAGCAATTAAACTTAGTGTGAAGTACCAAAGTGATAAGAAATTGCCTGACAAAGCAATTGATTTGATTGATGTTGCATGTAGTAGATTTAATTTGTTAGAAGAAGGTACAGAACGTACTATTGGTGCAGAACAAATACAATTTGAATTAAGTAAAATTGTAAAAATGCCTGAAGAACAGATTGCAGAAAAAGAAAATGATAACTTAAAAAATCTTGAAGACAATCTTAAGAAAAGTGTGTATGGTCAAGATGAAGCAATAGAAGGTATTGTTGATAAAATACTTGTTGCACAAGCAGGACTTAAAGATGCTAATAAACCTATCGGTAGTTTTGTGTTTATGGGGCCAACAGGCGTAGGTAAGACAGAAACTGCAAAACAACTGGCCGCACATTTAGGTGTTGAACTTGTTAGATTTGATATGAGTGAATATCAAGAGAAACACACAGTTTCAAAATTGATTGGTTCTCCTCCAGGTTATGTAGGACACGAAGATACTAGTGGATTATTAATAGAAAAATTACAAGAATATCCTAATTGTGTGTTGCTATTAGACGAAATAGAAAAAGCACACCCTGATGTATCACAAATTTTACTACAAGTAATGGATCACGGTAAGGTAAGAAGTTCAAATGGTAAAGAAGCAGATGCAAAAAATTGTGTACTAATCCTTACAAGTAACTTAGGTGCAAAAGAAAGTGATACAAACGCCATTGGCTTTGATAGTTTAGAAAAAGAAACATACGAAGATGGTGCATTTAAAAACTTCTTTGCTCCAGAATTTAGAAATAGACTTGACGGTGTTGTTACATTTGGTAAACTAAGCAAAGAAGTGATGATGAAAATTGTTGGTAAGTTCCTAGTAGAACTTAAAAACATGGTGGCAGATAAAAATATTACAATCAAACTTGACGACGAAGCACTCGATCTGTTGGTAGACAAAGGCTTTGATCGTAAAATGGGTGCAAGACCGTTGCAACGTGTAATTGATAAAGATATTAAACGTCCTTTATCTAGACTTATGTTGTTTGGTGACCTTAAAGATGGCGGTAAATTACACATTACTGTAAAAGACAACGAAATTGCTCTTGAAACTAAAAAGGAGCAAGTGGTTGAAACTACTTAATACCGAAAAATTATTTTATGACAAGTACATGCTTCGTGCAAGCATGTACTTTACTATGGCTCCTATATTTAGAGAGAAAAAATTTAACCATACTAGAGATGTTTTAGATGATCTACAACATCAATTTGAACAGGGTTCTGAAGAACTTATTTGGAATAAGGGTTATAGATATAGTAGACCTATAACTGTAGACGAGTTTCAAGACACTTTGAATTTATATAACTATTTGACAAGTCAAGACTATAACAGTTATTCACTTAGAGTAGAACAAATGAATTTAAACTGGTATAGTAATGATGAAGGACAACTAGATCAATTAATTTACAGGTTCAAAAAAAGAATTGTAAGTATTAGTAAACCAACAGAATCACAAAAAAATCTACTTGAGCCTAATATAATACTAAAACCAAGCAAATATGAATTTAAGGTTACTGTAGGAGCAACTGTAGACCCTAATGTAGCATATTGGTTTGAAAAAAATAGTGATAAAGTTAAAATTGGTAGTACATTTTTAGAGTGCATCAAACAAGGTCAGTATGTTAAAGGATTCTACTTTTACGTAAAAAATGAAAAGGTATTAAATCTAGTTAAAATAGTCTTAGGTGGCGAAATTACCCGTATAGACAAATTTGTCAACAACGTACAAAGTTGATAAATACTGTATGCCAAGTAATACAGTAACAATCTTATCACAAACAACCCATCCAGGAGACAGTACTGTTCAGACTGTAACTGGAGATAAATTTCAAGGTGACGGATACTACGGTCGTAGTGACGGTTTTCACACAGTTCAGTATGATTTGAACGACTTTATAGGTGATTTAAAAATGCAAGGAACACTTGCAGTAACACCTACAAGTGATGACTGGTTTGATATCACCCTAGATAATGGCGATGTTACTGTATCCTATGATGATGGCGAAACAAGTGCTCCTGCATTTAACTTTACAGGAAACTTTGTTTGGGTAAGGGTGTATGTTACATACACACAAGGACAAATTAATCAGATATTATTAAATCATTGAGGTTAAAGATGGAACATTTTGTAAGAATAGTAATGGAAAAACAAGACGAACTAGTAGAAGGTTTAGACGAGTCAGTTTTTCCTGAATCGTATGTACTAGAATCAGAGCAAGGTGCTACAGTATTTCATATTCCACTAGCGAGAGAACTTAGCGAACAAGAAGCTGATGAATATGCAGACAGACTTACTGCATATATGGTATCAGAAGGATATGAAGATTTTGATATTGAAATCTCAACAGATGAAGAACAGAATTTAGACGAAGAAACATATGACGGTGATGACTTTTTTGAAGAGTATGGTGTTATGTGGTTCAACGAAGATGACGAAATGGACGAAGCAGAATATCAAGGGCGCAAAGTTAAACTTGGCAAACCTATGCGCGGCGATGTTAAGAAGTTCAAAGTATATGTAAGAGATCCAAAGACTAAAAATATTAAGAAAGTTAACTTTGGTGACCCTAACATGAAGATCAAAAAGTCAAACCCAGCACGTAGACGTTCGTTCCGTGCAAGACACAACTGCGACAACCCAGGTCCAAGAACAAAAGCACGTTACTGGAGTTGTAGAAAATGGTAGCATTTAGGGATTTTAAACACATTGCCGAAGCAGTTGTTTCTAACAAGTATTATAAATCAGGAAAATATATTCCAGATATTATTTCTGCTATCGAAAATGGTGGTCCTTTATATGTTACAGATTCAGATAAAAATAAGGTAAAAGTATTTTTTCCTGACAATGCAAAAGAAAAAGCTATTGACATAATTAAAAGTCATGACGGTGAAGGGAAAGCACCATTTGCTGTGGGTAGAAGCGAAGATGGTGAAGATAATGTTACATTTCAAATTGATAAAATTGAGAAAAAATTTACTAAAGACGATGTAGTTTCTGTATCAGTTAATGTTGGTAATGTTACAGAAGGTGTGCTAGGACTTGCTATCGCAGGAAAATTTAGTAATACATCTGCAAAACTAGATTCTGCACAAGTTATCGATTTAGGCAAAAAGTTTATCGCAAAAGGTGACAATACAATCAGCTTAGATGTTGTTGATCGTACACAAGATAGTTTGCAACTCAAAATCACTGTACCAAGTGGTGACACAAAAGCATTAAAAACATTATTTGAAAACGACGGCGATGGTATAAAGACTGCAAAGATGTTAGGTTTATCAGACGATGCTGGTAAAAAGTTAGACAAGCTAATCGAAAAGTGTACAAATTACGCTAATACAGGTGAAGCACCAAAAAATGCTGTTACAAGAATTCAAGAATATTACACAGATGAAGTAAAACAAACCATTGAAGTAACATCAGATGGAGCAGAAGCAGAAAACCAGAACCTTACTAAAGTTGATTTAAAATTAGAAGTAAAAGGTAAAGAAACAGAAGTTCTAAGCCTACTAAGTTTGAAAGCAGGTAGTGGTCGTTCGCAGATTGGTCAAGCAAGTGGTAAGCCATTTGAGAATTTAAGACTGTTTTGGAAACAAAATTTTGCATATGATCTTCCAAGTTCATACAAGAGTGAGTGGGATAAACTTTATAAAGAAGTTGCTGACGAAAAAGGTAAAGTTCCTGTTACTAACGAAATAACTAAAATGATTTTAAATGGTCCTATTAAAAAAACTTACGATTGGGCCGCAGAAAAAATTGAAGGGCATCTACGTGGCGATAGAACAGAAGGTGAAGTTGACTTTTTAGAACATTTACAAAAAGGTTTACTTTATCATAGCGGCAAAAATGTTGACAAAGAGAACAGAGCCGCTACACTTACTGTAGGTGATGAAAATGTTGTGGTAGCTATTATTGACTTTGGTGCATCTAACGACTTTGTAGAATTAAGATTTGCACAGCCGTTTTATAATTTAATGACATTCTTTAATTTAGAAAGCACTGGCGTAAAAACTGCAACAGGCGATAATGGAATGTACATACAAATTTTAGTAAAACCTAACAAAGAATTAATATCACGTGACGATTGCCCAGCCGAAGTTAAAAGCATTGCAAACAGCCTAGGCGAAAGTAAAGTTCTATGTCAATATAGAAGTTATATTCAAGGCGGCACAACTATTAGAAATATTGTAGAAGTTGATAAAGGTGCTAAAGTTTTAGGTGCTCTATCTAACGAACAATTTAAAATTGCAAAAGCCATTAAGGCAGGAGACACTGTTAAAAGTGCGACAGGCAATGATATGGTTGCTGGTGTAGATGGCAAGGCAACAGTAGTTCCTGCTAAAAAGCCTGCAACAAATGATCCGAATGCAAAAGTGGAGGAAGCACTTATGAAACCTAGCGTAGAATTTGGACCTACATTTGATATTGTAGATGACTTACACATTTATATGCGTAACAACAAAGACATGTATAGATCACAGTATTTTCCAATGCTATGTAATATGCAAAAAGCAATACAAGCAAATGAAAAAATCAGTGTTAAAAAACTTATGATGCCTACTATAAGAGCATGTGGTGACGCATACAACAGAGAATACCAACTTGCAAATACAATGGAAGATTTAATGACTCTTGAGCAAGCACGTGAACTTGCAAAAAAGATTTACGATGAAGAAATGCCTCTAATTAGAAAAGGCGCATACAAATGAAACTAAGAGAAATATTTGAAGCACCTGGTAAAACGGCTGTTGTAGCGTTCGGAAGAATGAATCCGCCTACTATTGGTCATGCTAAACTTGTTGATAAAATTAAAAGTATGCCAGGTGATCATTTATTATTCTTAAGTCATACACAAAACTCAAAAAAAGATCCTTTAAGTTTTGATCAAAAAGTAAGATTTGCAAAAGCAAGTTTTAAAGGCATTGAAATAGGAAATGTTGATGTACGAACACCTATTGATATGATGCAAAAGTTAGAAAAACTAGGTTACACAGACATAATTTACGTAGCAGGCAGTGATAGAGCAGGTAGCTTTGATAATTTGTTAAACAAATACAATGGTGCAGATTATAATTTTAATAACATTAAAGTGGTAAATGCTGGCGAACGTGATGCTGATTCAGACGGCGCAGAAATGTTAACTTTTAAAAACTTAGTTTCAGCCGCAAGTGCAAGCAAAGCAAGACAACTTGCTATCGAAGGAAAGTTTGAAGATTACAAAAACGAAAAAGGTGAAAAGGTGCCAGGTTTTAAAAGCATTGTTGCTAATCCACAAATAGCAACAGAAATGTATGACGCTATAAGAAATGCTATGGGTGTAAAGAATGAACAAGACGTTGATGAAATTAGTTTGTTCAAAGGTACAGATAACAATAGTGTCAAAGAACAAGACCCAAACAAACTAAAAGTATTAGACTGGATTGCATCAAGAAATGACGGTAAAGAACATTTCCTTAGTTTTTACAGAAAAGGTGCCGCATGGAGTGGCAAACTTATTTTTATTAAACCTGATCAAGCAAAAAAGTTTATGAACAAAGTAGAACAAAATCCAGACTACATGTCACAGATTAAACAAGCACTTACAAACATTGCTACTACTGGCAAACTATTTGATAGAGTTGGTGTAAAATACCAAATTAGAAATGCGGATTAACAATGGATATAAAAACACTCAAGAAACTTGCAGGTATAAATGAATTCCAAGGATATACTGAGTACAAAGTAGACGAGAATCCAAGCAAAACAGCCGCGGCACTTAAGAAAAAAGAAAAGAAATTAGGACTTAAACCAGGAGATAAAGATTGGTTTAAACTTTGGTTCAGCATGCCTTACATGACAGGCCCTACACAATTTAGAGGACGTAAAAAATGAAGTTCAATAGCATAAAAGATATTGAAAATAAAGTTCCTAAGAAGGGCAGTTTCAAACATATGCTTAGACGTATGGATGAACAAGGACGTATTGTAAAAGGTGTGAACACAACTGTTGATGTTGATACAAATGAAATACCTAAGCAGGCTAAAAAGTTCGGTAATACTGTAGACAAAGACGGACGTCCGCCAACACTTAGCAAAAAAGTTAAAGGATCTAGTACAAACGTTCTTTACAATCTTGGAATGGTTAAAGAATCAGTTGACAAAACTACCGAAGATAGTGTATACTACGACTATATGCTAGAAGCCTTAGGAGAAATAGATAAAAAATCAGAGATCTATGTAGATATGGATGGTGTACTAGCGGACTTCTTTGGTCGTTGGGAACAAATTACAGGCAAACATTGGAGAGAAATCAAAGGTGATGCTATTGAGCCTGCACTACAAGCAATTAGAGATGATGAAAAGTTTTGGTTAGAACTACCAATGACTGCAAATGCTAAAAACTTATTAGGTTTGATCAAACAAGTCAAAGGCAAATATAAAATTTTAAGTGCTCCATTAGCAGGAGACAAAAAAGCAATTCCTCACAAAAAAGAATGGGTAGCAAAGAACTTAGGATTCTTTCCACCAGAAGCAGTTATTATTGATGCTGACAAAGGAAAGTATGCTACACAACCAGACGGTACTCCAAACATACTGATTGATGACTTTGGTAGTAATATTAATAAGTGGGAAGCCGCAGGTGGTATTGGATTTAAACACAAAGATCACAAATTTGAACGTACAGCAAAACAAATTAAACAAGCAATGGAAGAACCAGTAGAAGAAGGCAATCACATTCCTAATCCTAAAAACAGTTTTGCAGTTGGTGCTGACACAGCATATGATTTCATAAAATTAGGTGTTAATATGGCTAACCTTAAATCTATGCCTGACAATAGCAATCCAGGTGAACCTGATATTGTTGTTGCACCTTATGCAGGCGAAAAAGAAATGAAATATCTTATGCGTCAACTGACACGTTTAGGATATAAAGTTGATGACATTGAAGGATATCAAGATACACATATTCAAGATGAAGGTATTGAACCGCCACAAATTAAGAACGAAGGACGTTTAGGTAAGATTAAATTAAGTAAACTACGTCCTGTACAAAAGAAACGTAAATTCAAAAAACTATTCAATCAAATTTTCCGTGTAGCAGAAGATGACTATGCTCCAATTACAATAGACAAACATGGTAATATTGTAAACGGACATCATAGATATGATGCACTACGTTTATTTGACAGCGAATATGCTATTGTGCATATGCTTGATGTAAGTTTAGACGAAGTAATGAGCGAAAACTTTGCTGACGGTAAGCGTAAAGGCAAAAGTCGTCCAGGTAGAGTAAAACGTGCAGGTGCAAGTTGCGATGGAAGTGTAACAAGCCTACGTAAAAAAGCCAAGAATGCAAGCGGTGAACGTGCAAAGATGTATCACTGGTGTGCCAATATGAAGGCTGGCCGTAAGAAAAAGTCGTAAATATAGCAAAGGAGTACCAATGCTAGAACACTTTTTACTTCCAGACTTACAAATAGACAAAGAACATTTCACACAAAAAGTAAAAGCAAACTGTGACACATGGGGTCACTTTGGCACAGGACGTTTTAAGTTCTATGTAGGTTTGCCAGATGATGATACATTAGATGTATTAGACGGAATTTTTCAAAACGCAGGCGACATTATCGTCCGTGTCAATTTTAACAGAGTTAAATCTCAACATATTATAGGACCACACACAGATTATGAAAGCGGATGTACTATTAACATTCCTATCTGTGGCGACTTTGCTAATAGCAGTTTAGATCATTACGAATGGACAGATCCGGTTACAGTAATAAGCCCATCACAGGATTTTGATTATGTTCCTGAAAGCAGGTTCTATCCACATAGTGATATTGAAAATCAAATAAGTTACACAGTACCTATTTGTTTTGACACAAGAGTACCGCATGGTGTAACAAATGCAACACCAGAGGATAGATTTATTCTTGGTTGTAGTTTTCATATGGATTTAGAAACTAAAGATCTACAGCGTATGTATAAAGCAGGAGAATTACTTAAATGACCATAATTAATGGTGAATATATACAACCATGTGTATATGATAGTGGGTTATGGGTAACTTTAATGTGTCCTCACAGTCATATTAAAAGCAAAGAAATCATTATAAAAGACGCTAAATACATACAATACGAAAAAGGCGAAGGTATTTTCGTAAGGGATAAAGAAAATGAGACTAAATGAATTTGCAACAGGAATGTCAGCAGGAGATGTAGCTGTAGTAGCTAATCCACCTGCGGCTAAGCAAAAGATAAAACGTGATAAAAAAGGTGTGCCAGTAGCTCCGCAACGTAAAAATGCAGACGGAACTGCTAAAAATGCACTAGATGTTAAAGACAACATCATGGGCGGCAAACCTATAAAAAGATAAATACATTGTAATCCGGAGTACACAATGAAACAAGAGCAAATTGCAGAAAAATCAAAAGGGCTTTATTACAACGTGAACAAACGTAAGAAGGCTGGCACAAGTCGTAAGAAAGGCCACCCTAAAGCACCTACAAAACAAGATTGGGAAAATGCGGCTAAGACTGCAAAAAAAGAATCTACAAATGAAGGTTTAGGCGATCTAGCTATGGTAGCAGAGAAAGACCATGAAATACAAATGGCTCGTGCTGAACTATACAAAATTGCAAAATACGCTATCAAACTACATGAAATGCTAAAAGGTATGTCCGAAGCACAAGGTATGGAAGGTTGGCAACAATCTAAAATTACTAAAGCCGCAGACTATATTGGATCAGTATATCACGCTCTAGATTACGATACAAAATTTGACGAAACAACAAACGAAGCAAAAGAAGCAAAGCAAGCAACTTGCGGTTGCGATGAAGATAAATGTGATCATTGCAAAGGCGGTCATAAACTTAGTGAAGTAGGCGACACTTGTAAATGTTGTGGAAATAAAATTAAATTAGTTGCCGTGGAAGGTAAAAGTCCACACAAAAAAGGCACAAAGAAATATAAAAAGCACATGGCGGCGAAACATGCAGGTATGGCAGAAGATGCTTACAAAACAGAACTTGCAAGACGTCTAGCTGAAAGTGTGCATGAAGTTCTAGAAGCACAAGAAACATGTCCAGAATGTGGTAAGCCAAGTTATAAAACTCTACCAGAAGAAAAGCAAAAAGGCGTAGATGGTAAAGTATGTTGGAAAGGCTACAAGCGTATGGGCACCAAAAAGAAGAATGGTAAAACTGTCGACAACTGCGTAAAGATGTAGTCATGCGTTTCGCTGAACTAGACAAAAGAACAATCCGTAAAGCACATAAGACTGCTGACAAAATCCTTGACAAACCAAAAGCCAAAAAAAGTATAGCAAAATGGGCTAAAGAAAAAGGTATGGATCCAGAAGGTGCGATCTATGCTATTGCTACAAACATGGCTAAAAAGAAAAAGGGCGAGTCAGTCGAAGAGAAGTGGACACGTAAGTACAAGCGTTCCATTAATTGCAACAATCCGAAAGGATTTAGTCAGAAGGCCCATTGTGCAGGAAGAAATAAAAAATAACAAAGAAGCCTATCGCTTATTTTGGTTGGTCAAAGGACACTTAAATACTTCTCACGAGACTGTTATTTCATCACAAAACGGATATTTCAAAAGATTATGGATTGACGGAAGCAATGGTGCTCCTATAGCAGACTACGAAGAAGGTTTTGAAGAAGCCTTTCAGAAACTACTTGACAAATACAAATAATTATTATATAATAGCGTAAACTAAAGGAGTTTATCTATGAGTGATCGTACCTATGGTGCTGAAGAAAAAGCAAAACTTGAAAGACTTGTAAACGAAGGTGTTACTGTTCTTTCAGAAGTTGAAGACCTACAAGCAGGTTTAAAAGATACTGTAAAAGCAGTAGCAGAAGAACTTGATATGAAACCTGCTCTTATTAACAAAGCAATTAAAATTGCTAAAAATATGGATTGGAACAAACATCAAGACGACTTTGAAGATCTTGAGACATTAATTGTTACACTAGGAAAAGACAAGTAGTGGAAAGAATTAAGAAGTTTTGGATTCAAAGTTACCAATCTGATAAAATTGCGTTTGCGTGTGAGCTTATAAGTTTTGTGTTTACAGTTGGCGCAAGCACTTTGCTTGCATTAAACGCTGACCAGCCGGACATGCGAATAATTTATCCTGGATTTTTTATAGGCAGTGTTACGGCAGTGTATGGATATTATAGACGTACACTTGCCTGGCCTATGTTGTTGACTAGTTACTTTACAATAGCAAACATCTTAGGATTTGGTATTGCAATGGGTTGGTGGTAATGAAGTTATTGCTGGCAGGAGATAGTTTTGCCGCAGAATGGCCAGGAGAAAACGGTTGGTCAAAACTTCTTGCAAAACAACATGATGTTACAAATGTTGCACAAGCAGGTGTAAGTGAATACAAAATACTAAAACAACTGCACAATGCTGAACTTAAAGACTATGATGCTATTATTGTAAGTCATACAAGTCCAAGTAGAGTGCATACACAAAATCATCCTTTACACAAAAAAGGTTTACACAAAGACTGTGATTTAATATACACAGATTTAGAAGATAGAAATAGTTTATTCAATCCAAGTTTGCGAGCGGCAAAAGGTTACTTTGAATTTCACTATGATGATCATTACTACCAAACGATATACAGTTTACTAAGAAAAGAAATATATACTTTATTACACGAAAAGAAATATTTGAGTATGTCACATCATAATATTGCAAAGGCATTTATTTGGGAAGACAATCATTTAGACTTTAGTGAATTTTGGCAAAAACACAGAGGCAAAGAAAACCATTATACTGAAAAAGGCAACAAAAAAGTTTTACAAATTGTACTTGACAACTTGCAAAAAATATAGTATAGTTAATACAATCGCCCAATGCCAATTGGCGGGCATGAAGAAGGTTAAGTTGGCCATAAGCAACGAGGAGAAAAAATGAGTTACGTAGACGCTTTCTTTGATCGCGATTCTGATATTATTCGTGTTGTAGAACGTAAAGACGGAAAAAGACAGTTCCACGAATATCAAGCCAAATATACATTTTATTATAAAGACGAACGTGGCAAATACAAAAGTGTTTATGGTGATCCACTTACACGTATCGTATGTAAGAACACTAAAGACTTCCGTAAAGAACTTGCAATTAACAAAAGCAAAGAACTATTTGAAAGTGATGTAAATCCAATCTTTCAATGTTTGAGTGAAAACTATCTTAATCAAGATGCTCCTAAACTAAACATTGCGTTTTGGGATATTGAAACTGACTTTGATCCTGAGCGTGGATTTGCTGATCCAAGTGATCCGTTTATGCCGATCACTGCTATCACTGTACATCTACAATGGCTAGATGCACTTATCACACTTGCAGTTCCTCCAAAGACAATGCGGTTTGAAGATGCACAAAAGATGTGTAAAGATAGATGGGGCGATGATGTTATCTTGTTTACAAACGACAAAGATGGCAATGGTGAACGTCAAATGCTTCAAACATTTCTTGATTTAATTGAAGATGCAGATATTCACAGTGGCTGGAACAGTGAAGGCTATGATGTTCCTTATACTGTTAATAGAATTAAACGTGTACTGAGTACAGATGACACAAGACGTTTTTGTTTGTGGAAACAACTTCCTAAAAAACGTGAATATGAAAAATATGGTAAAACAGCTGAAACCTATGACTTCATAGGCAGAGTGCATTTAGATAGTTTGGAATTATATCGTAAATACACATATGAAGAAAGACACACATATCGGCTTGACGCTATTGGAGAACTTGAAGTTGGCGAAAAGAAAACTGTTTATGAAGGTACGCTCGATCAACTTTATAACAATGACTTCGAAACATTCATCGAATACAACAGACAAGACGTTGCACTACTGGACAAGCTGGACAAAAAACTAAGATTTATTGATCTTAGTAACGAACTAGCACACGCAAATACTGTTTTGCTACAGACCACAATGGGTGCTGTTGCAGTTACAGAACAAGCAATTATCAACGAAGCACATCATAGAGGACTACAAGTTCCTAATCGCCCAAAGCGTGATGATGAAAACACAGCGGCGGCTGGTGCTTATGTTGCATTTCCTAAAAAAGGTGTTCACAAATGGATTGGTTCAATGGACTTGAACAGTCTGTATCCTAGTGTGATTCGTGCATTGAACATGGCTCCAGAAACTATTATAGGACAAATACGTCCTGACATATCAGAAGCTCGTGTGCATGAAGACATGTCGCTTAAGAAAAAGTCTTTTGCAGGCAGTTGGGAAGGAAGATTCTCTACAGAAGAATATGAAGCAGTTATGGAACAGCGTAAAGATGTTGCATTAACGGTTGATTTTGAAAATGGCGACACTCAAGTTATGAGTGGTGCAGAAATTTACAAACTTATTTTTGATAGTAATGTGCCGTGGATGCTAAGTTCAAATGGTACAATCTTTACAACAGAATTTGAGGGTGTTATTCCAGGGATTCTTAAGCGTTGGTATGCAGAACGTAAAGAACTACAAGCACAACTTAAAAAGGCCAAAGACGCAGGCAATGATATTGAGATTGCTTTTTGGGACAAAAGACAACTTGTTAAAAAGATTAACTTGAACAGTTTGTATGGTGCTATCCTTAATCCAGGGTGTAGATTCTTTGATAAACGTATTGGACAATCTACTACACTGACAGGTCGTACTATTGTTAAACACATGAGTGCAGAAGTAAACAAAGTTATCACAGGTGAATATGATCATGTAGGTAAAAGTGTAATTTATGGTGATACAGATTCTGTGTACTTTAGTGCATATCCTGTTCTCAAAGAACAAATTGACAGTGGTGCTATTCCTTGGAATAAAGAAAATGTAATTACATTGTATGATCAAGTAGCAGAAGAAGCAAATAGCACATTCCAAGACTTTATGGCAGATGCATTCCATTGTCCAAAGAGCCGTTCAGATGTTATTGCGGCAGGTAGAGAGATTGTTGCTGAAAGCGGATTGTATATTACAAAGAAACGCTATGCGGCATTAGTGTATGATGTAGAAGGTTTTAGAAGTGATACAGATGGCAAACCGGGCAAGGTAAAAGCAATGGGCTTGGACTTGCGTAGATCAGACACACCTTTGTTTATGCAAGAATTTCTAAGTGAAGTGCTAATGATGGTACTACTAGAAACTCCGGAAAAACAAATCCTTGATAGAATTACAGACTTCCGTAGGGACTTTAAACAGCGGCCGGGCTTTGAGAAAGGTGCTCCTAAACGTGCAAACAAGATTGGACACTATCAGCGTCTTGAAGAAAAGCAAGGTAAAGCAAACATGCCAGGACATGTAAGAGCCAGCATCAACTGGAACACACTAAAGCGTATGAATGGTGACAAGTATTCGCAAGAGATTGTAGATGGTATGAAGGTTATTGTTTGCAAACTAAAACAGAATCCGCTGGGATATACCAGTGTTGCGTATCCAACAGATGAACTACGTATTCCAGACTGGTTCAAAGAACTGCCATTTGATGATGACGCAATGGAAGCAACAATTATTGATAATAAACTAGACAACCTTATTGGTGTGCTAAACTATGACTTAGATAGCACAAAACAAAACAATACTTTTAGCAGTCTATTTGATTTTGGAGATACATGAAGTTGAGTGAAGAACAGAAGCTGATTTTGATAAGCGACTTTATTGAACAAAAGTTGCGTAAGGAACAAGAATTAGAATTTTATTTGAAAGAACTAGAAGAACTACAACGTAAAATAGGTTATTTGCGGAACGAAGTTAGTCTTACAAATACAATTATTAATATGATCAAAACAGAGCAAGTATACGATATCAAAGATAATATGCTTGCAAACGAAAACGTAATTAAATTACCAGAGGAAGATAAATGAAAGTAGGATTTACTTGTTCAACCTTTGATCTGTTACATGCAGGACATGTAATAATGTTACGTGAAGCAAAAGAACAATGTGATTATCTTATATGCGGATTGCAAGTTGATCCCAGTGTAGACAGAGCTGAAAAGAATGCTCCTGTACAAACTATAGTTGAACGTTATACACAACTAAAAGCAGTAGGCTATGTAGATGAAATTGTTCCTTACGGTACAGAAAAAGATCTAGAAGATATACTTTCTATGTATCCTATTAACATTAGAGTACTAGGTGAAGAATACAGAGACAAAGATTTTACTGGAAAGGATATTTGTCGCAAGCGTGATATTGAAATACATTTTAACAAAAGAGATCACCGCTTTAGTTCTACAGATTTAAGGGAAAGAGTATGCAAAAAGTAGATAAGTTTATATTCGATGTAGACGGAACACTTACACCGAGCAGACGAGAAATAGATTCAGAATTTGCTGTATTCTTTACAGACTTTTGTTCAAAAAAAGATGTTTATCTTGTAACAGGTAGCGACAAAGAAAAAACACTAGAACAAGTGGGCGAACAAATATACAGCCTTGCAAAAAGAGTTTACAACTGTTCAGGTAATGATGCATACGAAGGTGAAACAAATGTATACAGAAGTGATTGGACTATACCAAAAGAAGCAGAAGGCTGGTTGAGAGAAGAACTTGCTATTAGTAAGTTTCCTTTAAGGACAGGTAAACATTTAGAAGATAGACATGGCATGTGTAATTTTAGTGTTGTAGGAAGAAATGCTACGCTAGGAGAACGTAAACTATATGTAGAACACGATACTAAAATGGAGGAACGTGAAACTATTGCAAAATTATTTAGGCAAAAGTTTCCGGATATTGAAGCAGTAGTAGGCGGAGACACAGGAATAGACATTTATCCTGTAGGTTGTGACAAGAGCCAAATACTAAGAGACTTTAATATAAAAAATGATTTCATTTATTTCTTTGGTGACAAAATGGATATGGGTGGTAATGACTATCCTTTGAAAATGAAGTTACTAACAGATAAATGGTCATTCAGTTCAGGACAAGTTGTCGATTGGCAAGACACTTGGGAGAAGTTAAAATGCATATAATGTTAACTGGACATAGAGGCTTTATAGGAAGTCATTTGCTCAGAAGATTGAAAAAGAATCATAGTATTGTGGCATTCGATCTTGTAGACGGACATGACTTATACGATATAGAACTGCGTGGAGAATATGATATGATTATTCACTTAGCAGGTAAAAGTGGTGTAAGAGAAAGCATGGACGACCCTGCAGGTTATTGGCGCAATAATGTTGAAGTAACAAAAAGGTTACTTGAACGCTATCCTAATACACGTATGTTAATTGCTAGTAGTAGCAGTGCATACGAACCACATCTAAATCCTTATGCGGCAAGCAAATACATTGTAGAAGAAGCCGCGGCATGTTATCATGATACACTTTGTATGAGATTTCACACAGTGTATTCAGATACACCACGCAAAGGAATGTTTATGCAAAAACTAATAGATGGTGAACTAGAATACGTAACAAATCATTACAGAGACTTTATACATATAAACGACCTTTGTGATGCAATTGAAATATGTATGAATTCCAGATTTACTGGAGATATTGACATTGGTACTGGTGTGCCATTTAAAGTAAGTGACTTTGCACCTGATTTGCCAGTTATGCTTGCAACACCAAATGAACGTCAATGGACCTGTGCAAATATGGAAAAAATTAAGAGATTGGGCTTTAAACCTAAATACTCTGTAGAAAAGTTGTTGACAAACAACAAGTTAGGCAATATAATCAATATTAAGAATGGAGAAATATTATGAAAGATATCTTGCAAGACGTAGTAGCTCACACACATTCGTTGGGCTTCTTGTCGCTTGTAAAAGTGACTAATGAAGAAGGCACACAGATTGACAGCATGGCTGAAGATCGCAGTGTTATTCTTAGCGCAGAAACGCATAGCAAAGTAAATGAGTTCAAAGGAACATTTGGTATGCCAAACTTAGACAAACTAAGTTTACATTTAAAAAATCCTGAGTATCAAAAAGATGCAAAAGTAGAAGTAGTTGAAGCAGATCGCAATGGCGAAGTTGTTCCAACACATATTCACTTTGAAAATGCAACAGGTGATTTCCAAAATGATTATCGCTTTATGAACAAAGCAATCATTGAAGAAAAACTTAAGACAGTAAAGTTTAAAGGTGCAAACTGGAATGTTACATTTTCGCCAAGCGTTGCGGCAATTGGTCGTATGAAGTTACAAGCACTAGCACATTCAGAAGAGCCTACATTTAACGTAAGTTCTGATGATGGTGATCTTGTATTCAGTTTTGGTGATGCAAGTACACACGCAGGTTCATTTGTATTTGAAGCAGGTGTTGAAGGTACACTTGCACATACTTGGAGTTGGCCAGTGGCACAAGTACAATCAATCTTAGGACTTGATGGTGATAAAACAATGAGTATCTCAGATCAAGGTGCTATGCAAATTACAGTAGACAGCGGTATGGCCAAGTATGACTATATCCTGCCAGCACAGAGCAAGTAATATGAGTGAACACACAAACTATTGCACACTTAAAGGTTTAGGTAAAGCGTTTGCTATCATTACCTTTTTTATAGTTGGTGTTCCGTTTTTACTTGTAGATAATGCAAGATACTGTAAGCAAAGTATTATACCTTGCTACCCATGGGTTACGCCAGAATGACACCTAAAGAAGTAGCACAAAAGCAAGCCGAAGAAGCAATGGATGGATTTATCCTTTGGAGTAAACGGGGAACTTTGTGGGCCGCTTTATTTTTATGTGTTGTTGTATTTGCTTGCAACAGCGGCGTAGAAACTGGTCCTGGTGCTACAGGGTCAGGATATAATGGAGAACAATATTCTCCTAGTAATTTGAATGTGAAAGATAAATGAACAAAGACTTAACTGCAACACAAAATGATTATGCACGTTTTCTTCCTGCACTAAGTGGGTTTTATGCAACTTATGTAGGCAAGCAACGGCATGAAGAATATGTGGATAAGTCCAGAATACCTAGCAACCTTACACATGGGGTTGAAAGTCTGAATTATCTAAACGCACAACAAGGACAGTTCCAATACAAATGGAGTTTGTATAGTGCTGGACATGCTGACTTAGATGTTAATAAGTTTGCTCCTAAAGAAGATATGGTGCGTAATAGAGATAGACAAAACACTTGGCTACTTGGTGATTCAGGTGGCTTCCAAATTGGTAAAGGTGTTTGGGAAGGTGACTGGAAAGATCCAAATTGTCCAAAGGCACAAAAGAAACGCGATGGCGTTTTGAAATGGATGGACGCATATATGGACTATGGAATGATACTTGATATTCCTGCTTGGGTGTCAAGATCAGAAGCAGGCGCAAAAGCAACTGGTATTAGTACATATGCTGAAGCAGTTAAGGCAACACGTATTAACAACGACTATTGGATGAAAAACAGAACAGGTGCTTGTAAGTTCTTAAACGTACTACAAGGTGAAAACCATGCTGATGCAGATGACTGGTATGCACAAATGAAAGATTACTGTGATCCAAAAAAATATCCAAACGATCATTTTAACGGATGGTCAATGGGTGGACAAAATATGTGTGATGTTCATCTAGCACTAAAACGTTTAGTAGCTCTGCGATATGATGGTTTACTAGAAAAAGGCATACATGATGTTATGCACTTCCTTGGTACAAGTAAACTTGAATGGGCTACACTACTTACAGATATACAACGTGCAGTACGCAAGTATCACAATGAAAACTTTGTAATTACTTTTGATTGTGCATCTCCATTCCTTGCAACTGCAAACGGACAAATATACTGTGAGCTAGAAACAAAAGATAGAACAAAATGGGTTTACCGTATGGTGCCTAGCATAGACGACAAAGGACTTGCAAAAGATACTACTCCATTCGGGCAAGCATTTGTTAGAGAAGGCAAACACAGTTCTTTCTTAGATAGTCCTATATCAGCAGAGTTACAAGCAAAAGATATTTGCATATATGGTCCAGGAGACCTAAATAAGATTGGTAAAGAAGGCAAGACAAGTTGGGATAGTTTCTCATATGCAATTATGATGGGTCATAATGTATGGATGCACATCAATGCAGTGCAAGAAGCAAATCGTCAATATGATGCAGGTGTACTTCCTGCAATGCTTGTTGAAGAACAGTTTGACAGACTTTACTTTAGAGATGTAGTGAATGAAATATTTGCTACAGATTCAAGAGATAAAGCAGAAGCACTTGTAGAAGATTACAGTCGCTTTTGGATGAGTATCATTGGTACTAGAGGTGCCACTGGTAAGAAAACAGTTAACGCACAAACTAAATTTGGGGAGTTGTTTGAATGAGTGATTTCACTGAGAGACATGAAAAACTTGCAGTACATTTACAAGAGTTATATCGGAAACATAGAGCACTTGACGATGAAGTAAAAAAGTTATATAATAACTTTGCTACAGATGAAAAAATTAATAGAAAGAAAACTGCTAAATTATGGCTTAAAGATGAAATTCATAGATTAGAAACGGAACTTAAATCACTACAATGAAAAAACTTACTAATATAGATAAAAAATTACATTGGACTACATTTTGGAGTGAAAAACTTCTCCTTGGTGTTATTGGCGCACTTACTATGTTCGCCGCTGGTGTTGATGTATACAACATGTTAATCAATATGAAAGTAGAACTAGGTGACTTGTTCTTACTGTTCATCTATGCAGAGATAGTAGGTATGGTAGGAGCATTTTACATCAGCAACAGAATACCTGTTACACTGCCTATCATTATTGCTATGACTGCACTGTGCAGGTTAATTGTGCTCCATTCAAAAGAAGCAGATCCATGGATGCTTATTGCTGAAGCAGGTGCTATTGCAGTATTAGCGGCCGCGGCATATGTAATGAGCTTGAAAGACAAATTAAGTTTAGAAAAACAAAAAATTCGGGAGGAAAATGAATAAGCTGACTGAAAAAGAAGTAAGAAAAGAATTCAAAGAACATCGCAAAGATAAAATTTTTGCAGAGTGTTGGCCTAACACAGATAGAGCATTTTATGAATGGTGTTCACAATACTTAGATTATCAGCATATTAAAAGAGACGAAGATGACGAATAAAGAGATCAAAGACAAATTGGAAAAACTAGAACACAAAGTTGACAAAATACAGTTGACTTTAGACAAACTAGAAGCTAAACTTAGTAAACATATTGATTTTATTGATGATACTTATGAAGGCTTACGTAACCCAATTAATGCCGCGAAGAGGTTTTTAGGCAGATGAAACGTGATTATGATCAAGGCAGTTTAGATACACCTACTCTATTTACAGGTGTAGAAGTTGAAAAAACTCCTGCATATGGTTTGCAAACACTTTTTGTAGATGGCATCCAGGACATGAAAACTTTGTTACATTACTACAATGAAAACAAATGCAAACACATTTTCTTTGGTGCAAATCATAGTTTTAATCCTACATCAGACACAGAATGGTCAAATTGGGAAACAATGATTTCTGAATTTTTACATGAAGGATATCTTTGCTCCTTAGATATACCAGTTGGACTTGCTGAAGAACTTTTAGAAGGACCACTAAATGAATTTGATAACTTTATCCCACAAATCCGCGTTCCATTGCCTTACGTGAAACAGTGGAACTACAACACTATGTTGAAGATTGACGATAAAGACTTTAAGGCAAGCAATCCAGGTGTTTGGTGTCATAGTTTGCACGATTTGATGGACAAAGAAAAGTTCACAGATTGGAGTAAGTATGGCCTTGACAAAGTTATTAAATGAGCGTATAATGAATGAAACAATTAATAAAAATGAAAGATATTATGAAGGTATGTTGCGTATGATGAGAGAAGAAGATAAAAAAATTTATATGGAAAATAAGGTAAATAGATCTATATGGGTAACCTTTAAAAAAGAAGGTATCCACAAGTATCCGGCGGCTTTAGATGATCCAAAACTTAAAACAGGCGATTGGGATGATGTGTCATTCCTTGGCTATCCTCATCGTCATATTTTTCACTTCAGGGTGCGCATTCAAGTGTGGCACAACGATAGAGATATCGAGTTCATCCAATTCAAGAGATGGCTCGAACGACTCTATTCAGGAGCAAATACTGAAGGAAGCAAGGAGTCGGGCTCAACCGACGGTGAGGTGCTTCTTTTAGATTACAAGTCGTGCGAAATGATCGCGGACGAATTGTATGAAAAGATTTCTGCAAAATACCCAGGCCGATTTGTAGAAATAGAAGTAGCCGAAGACGGCGAAAACGGCTGTAACATTTTTTACCCCCACCCTAATGTATAAGGAACAAAACAAATGGCTATCGAATTCAATCGTGAAGCGTATACTAAAGTATTCAACGATTTGGACCGTTACCGCGACTATTGTCGCTTCGAAGGTAAAGTGTTTAATGAAAAAGCACTTTATAATAAAGAAGACTCTAACTGGCAGTCTTATCAGAAATGGCAAGGCTGGATGCGAGCAAAGTCTCGTAATGCAGGACGGAAGTTTAATAATCGGAGGAACTAAATGACTATCTATATTGTAGACATCGAAGCAGTAGACACACGCTATACCAAGCAGTGGAAAGAACATCTTCCACGTCAACTGCGTAGAGCTACAAATAATGAAGTAGTAGTTATTAGTGGAGGAGATACACCTCAGGCAACAACGCCTGGGGCGTTTCTCAACTTTGGCGGGACTAATGTTTATAAAAGTAAACAGTTAGAACAAATAGGAGAAATGTTCTGTAATGGTGAAGTCAAGAATGGCGATTATTTTTTATATACTGATGCCTGGAATCCTACAGTTATACAATTACGTTACATGGCAGAGCTATTGGGTGTTGACGTTAGCATTGGTGGCCTCTGGCATGCTGGTAGTTATGACCCACAAGATTTCTTGGGCAGACTAATTGGTGATAAGCCTTGGGTACGTCATGCAGAACAATCAATGTATGAATGTTATGATGATAACTTTTTTGCAAGTGAGTTTCATATAGATTTGTTTGCAGAAAGTTTAGACATTGATGACAGTAAAACACATCGTGTTGGCTGGCCTATGGAGTATTTGCGTACTAGTTTAGATAGTTACAAAGGTATGGAGAAGCGTGATCTAATTTTATTTCCACATCGTGTTGCTCCAGAGAAACAAGTTGATATTTTTAGAGATCTTAAACATCAACTTCCACAATATGAATTTGTAGTATGTCAAGAACAAACACTAAGCAAAAATGAATATCATAACTTATTAGGTGAAGCAAAATTAGTGTTTAGTGCTAACCTGCAAGAAACACTAGGTATCAGTTGGTATGAAGGTGCTCTTGTAGATACTATTCCTATGGTGCCTGATAGACTTAGTTACAGTGAAATGGCATTAACAGAATTTAAATATCCAAGTGCATGGACAGAAGACTACAGTGCATACACCAAATATCGCGGAGAGGTAATGAAAAAAATTGAACACTATATGGAAAACTACACAGACTATCTACCGTCACTCTCCAAACAGGTTACAAAACTTAATAAAGAATTTTTTAGTGGTACAGCATTATATGGAGCAATTAATAATGACTGATAAAAAACCTTATCCACCTGGAGCAACAGTAGGTAGTATTACTCCTGAGTATACTATTAGTATAGGAGATACCGACACAACACCAATAAGTATTACAAGCACTTCTTTAGATTTTGATACTTCTTATACCAGTGATAGTACAATCACACTGACAAGTCCTACATATGACGATACAGTAACATTTGATCTAGGTAGTGACTTTTATAATAAAGACTTTGTAGATACTATGCCAAGTGTGCATAAAATAGATGAAATGTGTAATGAGTATCCTGCATTGGGTATTGTTTATGACAAATTCAAAAGTATGTATAAGATGTGTGAGCAAGACTACAAAGGTAAATTAAAAGCAGAAGGGCTGGACGACGACATCCCATTTTAAGGAGGAAATATGCTACATTCAATTGAAGAACTTATTAAACGTATTAATGTAATGCACGACAAAGCACTAGAATTACATAGGCTTAGAAACCAATACAGTGAACTAAGTGATAAAAAATATGACAAAGTAGCATGCCAAAACATACTTGACGATATACAAAGTATGGCAAAACTGATTGCCGAAGATAAGCAAGGTGATGAAATTAAAACAGATATGGAATACAAAAATGATTAAGAAACATTTTTATACTTGGCAAGACATTGAGAAAATGTGCGTTAGTATTATGAATCAAATGTATGTAGACAATTGGCGTCCTGATTATATTATTGGTATTACACGTGGTGGTAATGTTCCTGCAACTATTATTAGTAACATGACAGGTATTCGTTGTGAAGCACTTAAAGTTAGTTTAAGAGATGACAATAGAGACAGTGAAAGTAATTTTTGGATGGCAGAAGATGCTTTAGGTTATCCTGGACAAGATACAGGAGGACAAGGAAAAAATATTCTAATTGTAGATGATATTAATGACACTGGTGCTACGTTTAATTGGATTAAAAAAGATTGGCAAAGTGGTTGTTTACCTGATAACGAAGCATGGAATAATGTATGGGGTAATAATGTAAGATTTGCAACACTCACAGATAACGGTGCAAGTGACTTTCAAATGGTAAATTATACTGTACACGAAATTAACAAAGCCGAAGAAGATGTTTGGCTGGTTTACCCTTGGGAGAATGTAGCACAATATGGATAGAATGAATTTATTTCCTGTACCTTTGTTTGGTACAGAATACGAAGGCGCAGAAAAACTTAGAGAAGCAATAGTGCCTAAATTATTAGAAATTGAAAAGAACGACAAGAATCCAGCACCTTATACACATGGAGGATATACAAATTATCATCCAGATACAAATGCATTAAACTTTGATGAATGTGCAGATTTAAAGCAATTTATTTTAGATAGAGGTAGAGAAGCAACACAAAGTTTAGCCGCAAGTAATGATGTTATGCTTGTAGGCAGTTGGTTCAGTATTAATAGAAAGCATAGTTTTCATCCAATACACAATCATTTACCTGCAACATGGAGTGGCGTTTATTATGTGCAGGCACAAGAAGATGATGCTTTTATTACATTCTTTGATAGTAATAAAGAGTCTAATTGGCCTTGGTTAGGATTTAAAGAAAACAACGAATACAATACTCCTACATTTAGTATTATGCCTAAAACTGGTAGACTTCTTTTATTTCCTGCTTTCTTAAAACATACTGTAGAACAACAAAACAAAGACAGTGAAAGAATTACAATTAGTTTTAATCTGTCAACAAAGTAAGGACAGTTATGGATTATTCACAAACACCTTGGAAAGACATAGTAATCGACACTAGAGATTACACAGTGTTCAAAGATGCATATCCTGTTACAGAAGGACATATTCTTTTTGTGCCAAAAGAACAAGATTGGCAACATTTGGAAAAATGTTATAAAGCCGCTTATGCTTGGGGATATGACTGGACACAATCAGGTTACTGTGATGCATTTAACATTGGACAAAATTGTGGAGAAAGTGCAGGACAAACTGTAGACTATCCACACGTTCATCTTATTCCACGTCGAAAAGGAGATATGGACGATCCAAGAGGGGGAGTGCGACACGTTATACCAGAGAAAGGAAATTATAGATTATGGCCTGCGGATGCGGAAGATCGCCAACTGGAAAATGCATAGGTTGGCATGCACTTACTGAAGAACAATACAAGCAAAAATTAGCTGAGTATAGGGAACGTGAGAAACAAAAAGAACATGGCGGACCGAAAGGTGCAGAACCAACACGTTACGATACTTGGGAAAGCAAAGGTAGAGAAATAGACTTTTAATGGCAAGAACACTTTTTATTGGAGACAGTCATACATGCGGTTATGATACTGTTCCGGGACAACAAGGTCCGGGCAGTTTTTCAGTATGGAACGCAAACAACTATGCTGAAATATACAGCGAAATACATAACAAGCCTGCTATAGTATATGCTATGCCAGGTGCTAACAATAGAAGTTATGTTGACTGGATCAAATCAATGTTTGAAAAGTATGATGATATTGACGAAGTGTTTGTGCTACTATCAAGTCTAAATAGATTTATACTTGGCGCTAATGAACAAATGAAACTTGATGTGGTTCCTGTAAATGAATTTACACATTTTGAAGGAACACATAAACTTGTTGATAGATATTTAGATGCAACGATCAGTGATAATGGTTACTTTCAATTGTATCAAAAACCTACTCAAGAAGATTATGATAAGTTTCCAGGCTTAGGTTTTAGTTATGAAGATGGACTTACAAATCCTAATATTAGAGAATCTAACTATATGCAAATTAAATTGTTTTTTGAACTAAACACACATTTAGAACAAAGAGATTTTTTCAAGGATGTATTTGCAATGGATAGAATCTGTACAGATAATGCCGCTTCATTGTACCTATTTAAGATGAGAGAAAGAACATTTTTTCCAGAAAAGTGGGATTTTTATGGACCGCTCAAAACAACTGTTGTTGCTAGTGAAAGTGTAGAAACATACTTTCAAAACAAGCAAATTGATCATAGCAAGTATTTTACCAGTGATCAAGAGCATTATAACTACCAATATCACCAATTAATAGCAGAAAAATACTTAAAACACTTGACAAAAACCTAAATATATTGTATATTACAATATAGGAGTACTAAGATGAAATTACGTTATTCAGAAGCATTTTATTCTGTGCAAGGCGAAGGAAAGTTTGTAGGAGTACCTAGTGTATTTTTACGTACATTTGGTTGTAACTTTCGTTGTATGAACTTTGGTGTTGATACTAAAAAAGATCGTTGGGAACAACACAAAGAAGGTAATAGATATAATGCAGAAGTAAAAGCACTACTTGACGCTGGTGTGCATAAGACTACAGAAAAATTTGAAGACTTGCCTATTATTCACACAGGCTGTGATACATATGCAAGTATCTATCCAGAATTCAAACACTTCAATAAACTTGCAGAAGTGGATGATGTAGTAGAACATTTACTTTCACTTACTCCAGAAGGTAAATGGACTATGAACAACGGTCAGGATATACATTTGATTATGACCGGAGGTGAACCATTGTTAGCGTGGCAACGATTGTACATCGATTTATTTGAACATCCACGCATGAGGGATTTGAAAAATGTTACATTTGAAACAAACACTACACAACATCTTAAAGAAGATTTCATCGAGTATCTCAACACTCAAAACAGATTTGCAGTCACATGGTCTTGTTCCCCAAAACTTGCAGTTAGCGGAGAACCTTGGGATACTGCTATTTTGCCTAGTGTGGCTAGTCAGTATAGCAGTGTTAATGGTAGTGACATTTATCTTAAGTTTGTTGTCGCTACTAATGATGACTTTGACGAAGTTACAAGAGCAGTTGAAGCATATAAAGAAGCCGGAGTTGAATGTCCAGTCTATCTCATGCCTTTGGGCGGACGTTCGGAAGAATATAACCTCAATGTTAAAGAAGTCGCCGAAGCATGTATGGAGCGAGGTTGGCGCT